GAGGCGGCGGAGCACGACGACGACGCCATGCCCAACCACATCCTGCTGCCCTACGCCCAGTACACCTACATCCTCAACACCATGGTGACCGACATTGCCACCGAGACCATCCTGGACTATGTGCTGAAGAACAACATCGCCGCCAAGAACGGCCAGAGCCTGTATGTGGGGGCCGTCCGCTGGTGCAAGGGCGCGGGTACCGGCGGCACGGACCGTATGGTGGTGTATGTCAACCACGAGCGGTTTGTCCAGGTGGAGGAGCTGGCCCCCCTGGCTCGGGTCATGAGCCAGCCCAACGCAACGGAATTCTGCTACGACACGGCCTATGCGGCCAACCTCTCCGAGGTGGAGCTGTTCTACCCCCAGACCATGGGCTACTTCGACGGCATCTGAGGAGGGCGCGGACATGATTGTGGTATCCAGGCGCAATCTCGTCATCCCCGGTCCCAACGGGGAGAGGTTCCGGATGGCGAAGGACTATATGGGCCCTGTCCCCGCCTGGGCGGAGGAGTCCGCCTACCTCCGCGCCCTGGCGGCGGACGGGAAGGTGATTCTCTCCGGCGGCGGGGAGAAGCAGTCCGGCAAGCCCAAGAAGCAGAAAGGGCCTGACAGTGCCGTGGCCGGGTAAGCCGCAGTTCTTCGGTGTCCGGGCGGCGGCCGCGAACATCGGGCATGGAACCGGCGGCTATACCGTGGAGATGTTCCGGGCGGATTTTCCCCAGTTCTTCACCGGAGATGGGGAGTTTCTGGTCCCCGCCGCCATGCTGGAGGCGTTTATCGCTCAGGCCAACGCCGCTATCGCACCGGATAAATGGCTTGAGGGCTGGCGTTATGCCTGCGGGCTGTACGCCGCCCACCAGGCGGCGCTCTACCTGCGGACCTACGCGCCCAGCTCCGAGACCCCCGCCCAGGCGGCGGCGTCCGGGGCGCTGGTGGGGGTGGTGAAGTCGGCCGCCCTGGGACAGGACAGCGTGAGCTATGACACAGACGCGCTGACCAAGGCCACGGCGGACTGGGGCGGACTGAACGCCACCCAGTACGGACAGCTGCTGGCCACCCGGGCGCGGCTGGTGGGGATGGGAGGGACCTGCGTGATATGATCAACTACCGAGATTGGTACACGGACCGCATGGATATTTTCCGGGTGCAGGCGGTCCAGGACGGCAGTCTGACGCGGCATGAGCGGTCCCCGGTTCTGGAGGATATCCCCTGCCGGGTGTTCCAGATAGACGCGGAGCGGCTTGTCCCGTCCCAGACGGCGGCGTCGGCGGGCCGTGGCGGGCAGGGCTCCGGGGACTGGGTTCAGTGCGCGAATGAGGTGGATATCCGCCCCGGGGATGAGCTGCGGCTCCGCCGGGGCGCGGGGCTGGGGAAAACCACTCCGGAGCTCCGGGCCTTTGCCGGGGAGCCCAACTACTACTTTGAGCCCTTCGGGGCGGTCCTGCCCGGGTTGGCCCACCAGGAAATCCCGCTGATACAGGAGGAGCGCGTGAAATGAGCTACAACGTAAATCTTCAGCAGCGCCTGCACCAGCTGGAACAGATGCGGGCCGCGCTGCCCGGTACGCTGCGGCAGGTCCAGACGAAAGCCGCTGTGCGGGCGGTAGAGGCCGCCGCAGACGCCACACCGCCCAAGGCGGGGACGGGGCGGGGCTCCCACAGCGGGACCAACACCCTGACCGGCCAGCTCAAGGCCCACTGGAGGCGCGACAGCCAGATCGAGCCGGTCAACACCGGGGCGGGATATGTCAGCGTCCTGGCCAACAACATGGAGTACGCCCCCTATGTGAACGACGGCCACCGGATGGACTGGCACTTTGTCCCAGGGCTGTACATCGACCCCAACACCGGGCAGCTGGCCTATGACCCGGCGGCAAAGGGGGGGCTGGTGGTGGGGACCAAAACCCGGTATGTCAAGGGGGAGTTTATGGTGGACAAGGCCAAAAAGGTCTATCAGGACACCATTTTGAAGGAACTGGATAAGGAGATTGAGAGGGCGATGCGGTGAATTTCACACTGGAGACCGTGGCCCGGTCCCTGGCGGACTATCTGGCCGAAACCCTGCCCGGCTGCACCTGGTACGAGGACCCCAACCAGCAGGATTCCCAAATGCCCTGCGCCTTCCTCCAGCAGCGGTACGCCAATACCGTCCTCCAGACTGGCGGACGGTGGCTGAGGACCATAGGGCTGGATTTGACCTATCTGGAGGACTACAACCTGCCGGACCTCCAGCGGCGCTATCAGAGCGCGGCGGAGGCCCTGGACCTGGTGATGGAGGCTTTTCCGTACCAGGACGGGGCGGGAAATACCACCCTGCTGCGGACCTATGACCGGGATTGGCGGATCGACCTGGACGCCATGCACTACAAATTCGAGCTGAAGGTCCTGGTCTCCCTGCCGGAGCAGGAAACAAAAATGGAACGTCTGGCTCAAGAATTGGAGGTGCATCCAACTGAAGCTGAATAAGGCGGAGGGCGGAAAGGCCCCAGATAAAACCTATACGCGGGAGGCGCTGCTGAAAAGCGGGCGGTTTGCCGCGTATCAGAAGGATTTTTTAGGCGCGGTGCTGGATAAGCCTGCGTACACCCTGGCCGAGGCCGAACAGGCGGTCCGGGATTTTTTCAAAGGGAAGGAAGTGTGAGCCATGGCGGGAGGAACCTGGACCAGCCAGAACAAGGTGCGGCCCGGCGTCTATATCCGCTTCAAGAGCGCCCCGGAGTCCCTGCTTACCGTGGGGGAACGGGGAACGGTGACCATCTGCGAGCCCCTATCCTGGGGCCCTATGGGGCAGGTGATGGAGCTGGAAGCCGGGGCGGATTTCACGCCCTATACGGGCTATGACGCCACCGCGCCACAGAACCGCTTTTTGAATGAGATTTTCAAGGGGACCAACCGCACCGCGCCCCCCAAAAAGGTGCTGCTGTACCGGCCAGCGGCGGCGGGGGCGGCCCAGGCGTCCGCTGTAGTGGGCGAGGGGGATTCCACCCTGACCGTCGAGGCGCTCTATATGGGCGCCCGGGGCAACGATATCTCGGTGGCCGTGACTGCGCTGCCGCCCGGGGACGGGGCCGAAACGGCCCTGTTCCAGGTCAGCACCATCGTGGACGGGACGATCGCGGACCAGCAGACCGTGGAGACCATTGGCGGCCTGGAGGACAACGGCTGGGTGACCTTTTCTGGCACGGCGGAGACGCCCCCAGCGCCCACCACGGGCGTTCCCTTGACCGGAGGGGCGGACGGCACGGTGCAGAGCGCGGCCTATGCGGCCTATCTCTCAGTGATTGAGCCCTACTCCTTCGACATCTTGATCTACGACGGAGCCGACAGCACCGTACAGGACGCCATGACGGCCTTTATCAAGCGGATTGCGGAGGAGAACGGCAGCTATGCCCAGCTTGTGGCCGCCAATTTGACCGCCCCCGACAGCCGGTTTGTCATCAACGTGTGCAGCGGCGTCACCCTGTCTGACGGCACGGTTCTTACGCCTCAGCAGGTCACCTGGTGGGCGGGCGGCGCACAGGCGGGGGCCAGGTACAACGAGAGCCTGACCTACGCGGCCTATCCCGGGGCGGCGGCCGTCTCCCCCAAGCTGACCAACACCCAGTACGCCGCCGCTCTGGCCGCCGGAAAGCTGGTCCTGACGGAGGACGGGGGCAAAGTGAAGGTGGAGCAGGACATCGACACCCTGACCACCTTCACGCCCGACATCGGGAAGGTGTTCCGCAAGAACAGGGTCATGCGCCTGTGCAGCACCATCGCCAACGACATCTACCGGCAGTTTTCCGCCAACTACATCGGCGTGGTCAACAACAACGCGGAGGGCCGCTCCCGGTTCAAGGCGGACATTGTGGGTTACCTGCTGGATATCCAGGCCAACCAGGGCATTCAGAACTTTACGGCGGACGATGTGGAAGTTCTGCCCGGGACAGAGCTTGACGCCGTGCTGATCAACCTGGCCGTTCAGGCGGTGGACGCGGTGGAGAAAATCTATATGACCGTCGAGGTCAGCTGAGGAGGCGAAACGAGGTATGAGCTATCTTCTGGCAAAGGACACGGTGAACGGCGCGGAGGGCAAAGTCTTTATTACGGTGGACGGGCGCAATATCGAGGTGGCCGGGATGAAGAACATCCAGACCGACGCCGATATTCAGTCCCAGGATATGCGCGTGATTGGCACCCGGAAGGTGCAGCAGAAGCCCAACGGGGCCAAGCTGACCGGCAAGGGCAACATCTACTATGGGACTCCCCTGTTTACGGATATGGTGCTCCAGTACGTCAACACCGGCGTCATGCCCTCCTTCGATATTCAAATTACCAATAACGACCCCACCACCAGCGTGGGGCAGCAAAGCATGGCCTACTACGGCTGCGTGTTGACGGGCTCGATTCCCCTCTCCATCTTAAACAGCGAGGAGTCCATGCTCAACTATGACTTCAACTTCTCGTATACGCGGGTGGCAAAGCTCCAGGGCTTCAACGCGCCCGCGCAGCTGGGAGATTAAAGGAGGTTTTTGTATGAGCAAGCTTTCCGCATTTCTGCACCCCGCCGCCTTTGAGGAGGAGCGGCTGGTTGCCATATCCGACCGCTTCGTGGACGAAGAGGGGAATCCGGTTCCCTTCAGAATCCGGGCGCTGACGCAGGAGGACATCGACCGCTGCAATCGAATGCCGGCCAAACAGGCAAGCGGCAGGAACGGCGCGCAGGCGTTTCCGGACCCCGCCGAGTTTTCCAGACGGATGGTACTGGCCGCCGTGGTGGAGCCGGACTTTTCCAGCAAGGAGCTGTGCGAGGCCTACGGTGTGGCGGACCCGATGCTGGTGCCCGGCCGTATGCTCCTTCCCGGCGAGTATACCCGGCTGCTCCGGGCGATCACCGACCTGGCCGGGCTGGGTAATCTGGAGGACGATCTAAAAAACTGATAGACGGGGACCGCTGGGACGCGGAGACTTTGACGGCCTACTACTGCTTCGTCAATCTCGGCTGGCCCCCGTCCCAATACGACGAATTGCCGCTGCGGGAAAAGCTCCTGGTGACGGAATTTGCCCTGAAGAGCATGGCGGACCAGAAAAAGGCCGTGGACGAAGCAAAACGGAGGTGATCGCATGGGGGTTATTCGGGAAGAGCTGATTCTGGTGGACCGGTTTACCAACGCGTTTAACCAGTACATCCAGATCGCGCAGAGGGCCGCCCGCATCTCCCTGGATATGCGGGGCTCCCTGCTCAATATCGAGACGGCCACCGCCTCCACCGCCCTGCTTATCCGGGAGCTGACCGAGGAAATCCGCAGGATGAACGACCGGATGCGGGACGGAGACAGGCAGGCGCGGAACCACGGCTCCGCCATGCGGGGGGCCGCAGGCTCCGCCGGTGTTCTGGGCAACGCGCTCCGGCAGCTGCTGAGCGTTTACATGGCGTTTCGGGCCGTTAAATGGGCCGTGGGGATGTCGGACGGGCTGGCGGGCATCAACGCCCGGCTCGGCATGATGAACGACGGGCTCCAGACCACGGCGGCGCTCCAGGATAAGATCTACGCCTCCGCCATGCGGTCCCGGGGCGTCTATGCGGACACGGCGAACTTTGTCTCCCAGCTGGGTATGCTGGCCGGAAACGCCTTCAAGAGCAATGAGGAGCTGATTGCCTTTTCCGAGGTGCTGAACAAGCAGATCGCCATTTCCGGTCAGGCCGGCACACAGGCCGCAGAGGGGGCCCTGATCCAGCTCCAGCAGGCCCTCTCCTCCGGCGTCCTGCGCGGGCAGGAGCTGAATTCCGTGATGCTGGGCCTGCCCAATGTGGCCAAGGCAATCGCGGACTATATGGGGGTCGGGCTGGCGGAGATGCGGGCCATGGCCGCAGAGGGCAAGGTGACGGCGGACATTGTGAAAAACGCGCTGCTGCAATCCGCCGCGGAGACTAACGAGCAGTTTGAGAACATGCCCCGGACCTGGAAACAGGTCATGAACCTGATGAAAAATGAGGCGGTCCGGGCGCTCCAACCCGTCTTTGATTTGCTGAGCCGGATCGCCAACAGCCAGTTCGTGGACAATGCGATTGCGGGCTTAGCGAACGCTCTGCGGATGGTGGGCGCCGCGGCGCAGTTCGCGTCGGACCACGCGGAGGACATCTTGAACGTACTACAGGGGCTGGCCCCTGCGCTGGGTATTGCCGCCGCCGCGTTCCTAGCCTATAAAATCGCCGTGGGAGTCGCCACGGCCCAGCAGTGGCTTTTAAACGCCGCCATGACGGCGAACCCAGTAGGGCTGGAGCTTGCAGCAATAGTCGCTTTACTCGCACTTATGGTATATCTCTGGGAGACGTGCGAAGGTTTTCGAGATTTTTTCACAGAGGTATGGGCCCACAATATGCGGGTAATTTCCGGATTTATCTCTAAC